GATAAATCACCATTTATAGAAAATTCATCTTTATATTTTTGTATTGACTGTTCACCTCTAGCATATAATTTTAGTCTATGGAATTCTCGTTGGTTTTGAAGAAACCTACCTGTACCGGCACTTTTTCTAAACCACTCATTTTTTATACCTCTTGCCACTTCCAATCCGTATTTTTCACTAGCTTTTGTAGCGTCATCAACCGACTGGCTGGGAAATTGAGTTGTATATCCTGTAGCTTCTGCCATTATTATAATATTTTACTTTTTAATCCTGAATTATTATATTTAGAAAATCCAAAATCTATTTTTCTTGTTTGTCTTTCTGCTCTTGGAGCATATAAATGTCTTTGGCAAGCCATTATAGCTAAACCACTACTTATTGAAGCATCAAACTTTGTTCTATTGTTTATATTAAACTTAGACCAATCTTCGAGTGTTCTTTGAAAATACATTCTGCCATGCTCTTCATTTGTTATACCTACATTTTCTTCTATGTAAGATTCTATTGCAGATGCATGCGCTTGTCTTATATCTTCTGATGTATTAGGTATACCACCTAATTCTTTTTCTGTTACAGATAATTTATTTCTAACTTTATCTGGTCGGTTCATAGAAAATCCTCTATAACCTCTTCTTTTTAAATGATATAATAATCTAGGTTTATTATTTTCTGCAAGTATTGGCATACCATAAAATACTATTGCCATTAATACATCTTCAAAAAATATTTCAGCTGTTTGTGGTCTTGCGATATATTCTAAAAAGAATTGTGATTTAGGAACATCTGGTGATAACGAAAAACTTGTTAATCCGTGTAATGATCCATTTGAACCACCCCCATCTGTTGTTCCACTTATATCGTAACTGTCACATCCAAAAGCACCAAAAGCTTTATTACCTGGATATTTAATACCATTTTTAACTTCTATATTGTTTTGCATATCCGTTGGAAGTATCCAAGATATTTTAAATCTTCCGTTAGGGTTAGGATAAAACTGTACTTGTGTATCTTTAATACCGTTTTTCCATTGAAAAGAACCTGTTGTTACATATCCTGATGCAACCATTTCTTCATTAAAATCTATCTGTTCATATATTCTTGATAGATTAAATATAGATTCTTTTGTTTCATCTCTAAATGCATGTTTTTCAGTTCTAGGAAACTGCCTATAATATTCGTTTAGAGCATCGGCATTATCTTTGAGCCCATCTGCTTCATTCTCCCAATGATCGATAACTCCGTTGTAGATAAGTTCCCCGTCAATTCCTTCAACCGGAGCTTCCGGAGTGTCGAAGACAGGAAAACCAAATTTGTTAATGAATCCTTCGAAGTTCCATTCCATAGGTATGAACAAAGCATATAATCCACTAGCAGTCTGCCCATTGCGATTTCGCTTTTTCTTTGTGAGATCTGAGTCATTATAAATTTTTTTAAAATTACTACCACCTTTATCTAATGCATTAGATGTAGATCCCATCATACATTTACCAACTATCTTCGAACCGAGACGGAGACACGTTTTTGTGACCCTCCAGTTATTGAGAATGTTGTCCGGCTTCTCCCACTTGCCCGATTCATCATGGACGAGGATCTGTAGTTTCTCCCCGTCGTAGGAATTGTCACCTGTATTCTTCCAGTCGATGGTGGTATCAAGTCCCATTTGATCACTCTCCTCGGTGGTTTGGGTGGTTGCCTGTATTGTCTTTCTTGTGAGCCTTCTCGATGGTATCTTGTACGATAGTTCTGTCTTTGGCCTCTCCATACCGTCCTGTATTGGTTTAAAAAAGAACGGGTAGTTTGTGGAAATCGGGACAACCTTATCTGTAAACATCTTCTTCGCGTCTGCTCCAGTCTTTGATAATATCCCAAACCTCGCATCTCTGGTAATAGTTGCCACGTTGACAACTTCTGAAGACGCCATAAAGGAGAAACCAGACCGTCTATTCTTAAGGTAGCACATTCCATAACATCTATAATCGGCCTTACATGCCTCCCAGAAATAAAAGAATAACCTGTTTGCATGCCTAAAATCGGGTGAACCCACATCGATCTTTGTCCAATTGAGGTATATATAATGGGAGCCGGTGAGGTAACATGGCTCACCGTTGCACATGAACCAGTAACCATCAGAACGAAAATCAAACTCTTTATTAATGTATTCATAATACTTTTCTTTTATATCCTCGTTATACGACTTAAAATTATATATACTTTTAATTTTTTTAAGTGTAGCTGGTTTTGGTGTTTTAATAAATACCTGTTCTTCTTTTTTTAACTCTTGACCGTTAATTTTTTTAGGTATTGAAGGAAGTGCAATTTTTAATCCTTGTATTTCATATATTTCACCTATTGTACCATCTTTACTTATAATAACACAATCTAAATCTTTATTATAACCGTACTCGAATTTTTTATATCTATTATTATTTTTAACTAATTTAGATGATAAATGTTCGGTGTGTATCTTATATAAGTTTTGTTTATACATTATTTAATACGATCTTCTACACCGAAGAATTCTTGTTTTTTAGATTTGTCTTCTTTATCTACACTTGTAATTTCTTCTACTTTAGCCATCATAGCCATAGCGTCTTCCATAGCTAATCTATAAGCTGATGCTGATATTTTTACTTTTTCAGGATCTAGTTCTTCTGGATCCATTTTTTTATTCATAACTTTTATTAACTCATCTATAGAGTTTTCAGCAGCTTTGAGTAGTCTTTCTCTTGTTTTTTTTACGTCCATAGTTTATTGTTATATCATTTAATAAAATTCTGTATAATTTTTGGTTTTCAATATTAAACTCATATTCAGAACCTGGTGTAAAGCCCACTATATCGCCTACGGACACGTTTAATGAGCTTAAAAGCTTATTGTTATATACAAGCTCTCCAACTAATTCTTTTTCTTTTAAAACACTCCATTTAAAATCTTGTGGTAATGGCTTAACAAAACAATATCTATCAGGACATTTCCATTCACCGTTATTTTTGTATGCATATACTTGTTGTGGGCTAACAGAATAAATATTTTCATCAATATAAGATGATGAATTTTTTTCCTTACCTCTAACATCAATCCATCTTCTAAATACATTGTGATGAACAATTACTTTATCACCTGGTTTTATTTTAGTTTTATAATTTATAGGCACACTTTTAACTGTACCTATTCTATTAACAAACTTATAATCTCTTTCAGATAGTTCTGAATTAAGTATAAGTTCTTTACCATCAATGTTTTTCTTATTGTTGTATCTGCTATCAGTATATATAATATAATTGTAAAGTGATTTCATTAATAATCTAAATTGTATTCTACAGAAACTGCCATATTTCCATTAAAGTGTTTCCAAGGTATTTGATTATTATCTTTTTGTATATATATATGATAACCATCTTCTTTTTCAAATATATCACATATTGTATGGCCACCATAAACTTCTTGGCCTACAGAATAATGCATAGCCTCGTTTTTATAATCTTGACCAATTGATATTTTTCTTATTAATTTCATTTAATTTTGTTTTTTTCATCTAAAGTAAAAAGCGTATGAATAATTATAGCTACAATAGAATGCAATAATATTTTACTAAATGCATCACCATATGGCATAATATTACTATAAAATCCATATAAGTATAATATGCATGCAAATATATTCATTCCTATTACAAAATTACCAAGCCAAAACTTTACTCTGGCATTCCAAAATATTTTTAATATAAAAAATACTGCTATAATTATAATAAATTCAATTAAGAATTGTTTCACTTTAAATTTTATTTAATACGTCCAAAGAGTTATTTCAGGAGCACCGGGATAACCAATACCCACGTGGACAAAATTATTTTTTCTACTTACACCTATTCTTGTAAAGCCAACCTCCATAGCAGCTTTAACTAATTTAAATGTTGCCTCACCACCTACACTTGCAATATCAACAGCATTACCATATGCGTGTTCACCTGGTGCTTTTTTCTTTGCTTCTATTGGATGATCAGGACTTCTGTAACTTGATGTTATTTTTATTGGTGAACCATATACTTCTCGTAAGTTATCTAACATATTAAGAAGTTTTTTGTTCATCATTTTAAAATCATTGAATTCAGATTCATTAAAATATTTTAAAGGCATTTTATTTTTGATTTAATTTATTTTTTATACCTATTAAGGTATATACTATTGTTAATAATAATACTACTGTTTGTAGCAGCGGATTTATATCTGGCATTATAGAAAAGGTTATACCACCTAAACTTATACCATAAATTCTTAAGTCTTGCATTTTTATTTGTGCATTTTGTTTCCAAAGACTTTCTCCACACCTCGCGATCCGAAATAGCCTCCGATTACTATTGTTAATAAACCGGTTATTGAATCAAGTGGATAACTTAAGTACCACCCAATTACATAGCTTACTGTTAAAAATATTAATACTAAAGGACGAACATTAGCCGCAAGCCATGCTCCTGAGCCAGCATCTGCGACCCACCTTTCTGTTGTCCCGTCTATTTCAGCTCTTTCAAGTTTTAGTTTTTCTAAAGCAATTTGTTTATCACCCTCAGACATTTCACTACTACCTATTATAGCTTCTATTATACCACCGGCTGGTGTGCCGCTGGCTATTGATCCGACTACAGTTGG